AGCAATGGAAAGTCAGGAATTTAGATCCAGACTACTATGAGGATCAGGTATACGGCGCTGAGCCAGACTGGGTCAATGTAATGATCCTAAATAATTACGGTGAGCTTAGAACAGGCAAGCCAGTGTATCCAGAGTACATTGATGATTACCACTATAATCCAAAACTGCTCGGGCCATTAAAAGGTGTTCCACTTATTATCGGCATGGATTTGGGGCTAACACCTGCCGCGATGTTTTCACAGCTTACGCCCACAGGCAAGTTTTCTATTTTCGATGAGATTGTTACAGATGACTGCTCAATCAGAAAGTTTTGTGAAGACCTGCTTAAGCCAGTACTCAGGACTAAGTACAAGGACTTTAATTACGATTTAGTAATAGATCCAGCAGGCGGGGCAAGATCACCGAACGATGCGAAATCCGCAATGCAGATCATTAAAGAAGCTGGGTTGAAGTGCACACTTGCCACAACAAATGACCCGCTTAAAAGACGTGAATCTGTCGTTTATTTTTTAAGAAAAGTCAATGGTTTTGAGATAGGGCCTAATTGTCCGTATCTAAGAAAGGGCTTTATATCTGAGTATAAATTTGAAAAGAAAAGATTAGCCGTTGCAAATGTACGTGGATCAAACGCAGAAATGTTCCAGGAAAAACCTGATAAGAATATATACAGCCATGTACACGATGGGTGCCAATATGCTGCGTTGGACGCATCAGAGGGAAAGTCGTCTAAAAAGAAGAGACCTAAACGACACAGTCAGTTTTATGAAAAACCAGCATGTGACACGAGCGGTTACTAAATAAAGGATAGGATATGCCACAAGGACAAGAAGCTCAAATAAAAGAAATGGAGGCCCAGTTCAATAGAATTGCACAGGGCGATGGTGAGGACAAACGATCATATCTTGATAGCGATCTGACTCCATTTGAATCTCCATTAGGGAAGTCACTACGATCTGAATTTGAAAGAGTGATGGGCAGTAGGCGTTTGACCGAAGATAGATGGTTAAAAGATCTTAGGCAGTACAGGGGTGAATACGATCCTGAGCAAAAAGCCAAAATGCACCCGAAGAGATCAAAAGCATTCCTGAGCCTTACACGAACTAAAGTCAAAACAATTACAGCCAGGCAGACTGATCTTTTATTTCCAGCTAACGGTAATAAAAACTGGGGCATAGTTCCTTCTCCTATACCTGAGTTAGATCCTCAGATTATACAGAGCATAGCGTTACAGTACCAAGAGCAGACTGGTGAATTACCGTCAGAAGAAATGATCAGAAAGTTTATCAATGACGAAGCCGTTCGAAGATCGGACGCTATGTCTAAAGAAATGGAAGATCAACTCTCTGAGATTAAATATCGAGAGATTATTCGTAATGTAATTTTATGTGGGAATCTATACGGTACTGGGATACTTAAAGGCCCCCTTGTAAAGACGATTACGACAACTCGATATATACCACATGGCGACGACTTTGTACCTGTTCAAATAAAGCACACTATGCCGTACGCTGAGTACGTGCCTATTTGGGATGTCTATCTCGACATGTCGGCTCGACGACCCGAGAATATGAAGTACGTGTACCAAAGATATGTAATGCCAAGAGCTAAGGTATGGGAATTAGCTAAGAGAGACGACTTCAATACAGACGCTATACGGGCATATCTTAAGTCATTTCCAGATGGAGACGCCGAATTTAAGAATTATGAGAATGATCTTAGAACTCTCAATATAGAGGGTAGTGAGATGAGTGACGTGACACCAGGCAGAAAAGGCCGATACGAAGTGGCCGAATACTGGGGTTATGTTAATTCTGATAAGCTGGCGCAGTTGGGTATAGAGATCGATGAAGCCGAGATGGGTATCGAAGTAATGGCTAATATATGGCTGTTAGGCGATGTCGTGATTAAAGCCATGGTCTCACAGATTGACGGAACTTCGTTTCCGTACCATATCTATTACTACGACAAAGATGATTCTTCTATATACGCAGAGGGAATACCAGCAATAATGAGAGATCCACAGAAGCTGTTTAATGCTGGTGTTAGAGCAATGCTCGATAATGCCGCGATTTCAGCCGGGCCGATCATTGAGGCCAATATGGATCTATTAGATCCAGATGAAGACCCACGCGACTTATATCCATTTAGAGTGTTTATGAGAGGCGGTCAAGGTGCAGAAGCTGCTTATGAGGCTATACGTGTAACTTCGCTACCATCATACACTAATGAATTCATGACCATGATCGCGTTCTTTAGGGACATGGCCGACGAGATACCAGCTATTCCAAGATACCTTTGGGGCGAGGGTTCTCAATTAGGTGGTGCTGGTCGTACAGCAACAGGCCTATCAATGATGATGGGTGCCGCAAACATTACCCTTAAAGACCAGGTAAAGAATTTTGATGACGGCATCACAGAGCCGTTTATAAGAGCCTTGTACTTTTGGAATATGCAGTTCGGCTCAAAGCCTCATACAAAAGGCGACTTTAGTATAGTAGCGCGAGGTAGCACATCATTAATAGCAAGAGAGGTTCAGTCAGAAAGTCTAAACCAATTCCTTTCTATTGTCGGTAATAACGAACTATTAATGAGATATCTCAAGATGGACAATGTACTTCGACAAGTAGTTAAGGTCATGGATCTGGATGAATTAGATCTAATAAAAGACGCTAATCAAGTAACCATAGAAGACAAGCAGAGAGCAGAGGCAGAGGAAGAAGACAGACAATTCGAAAAAGAACTTGCAATGACAAAAGCAAGAAGTGGGGGACATATGGATGAAGCTGTCAGAGGCCCAGGACAAAGCACAGGAATGCAGCCGCTATCACAAGAAGAACTTACAGAAGGTGTAGTGCCTGGGGTCAATGTATAATGGTCACTTCTAAAGAGTGTCTACAAAAATTATCCGAGATGCAGAATCCTCATCTAAATGCTGTCTTAATAGCATTATGCACAGCGGCCATTAATGAGGCGAGAGCCAGGATGGACTCTACAGATTCGATGCCTGATCTTTATAGGAACCAAGGTGTTATCAAAGAGTTCAAAGGACTCCGTAAAAAACTCAAACCTAAAACAGAAGGTTATAAATTTAATGAAAGTTATGGTACGTAATAGGCCCAGGATAACTGGATAACCAGAGGGGGGAAACGATGACTGAAGAAGAAAGAAAAGAATTAGAAGCACTACAGGCAAAAGAGAGTTTAACAGATGAGGAAACTGCTCGTGCAGCAGAGCTTGAGCAGATGGACTTATCACCAGATGACGAGTTCGACCAGGCATTTGACGACGCATTAGCTGAGGATAATCCTGACACCGACACCGATCTGGACGACGATTTAGACGATACTAAACCTAAACCAAAAGTTGACAGCAACGACGACGATGCCGATGACGATAGCATCTTCAATGATGTTGATCCTGATTTAGACGACGACGGCACAGAAGATAATCCCGAGAAGAGAATAGCTGATCTTGAGGCGCAACTTGCATCAAATAATCAGCGCATGAGTTCTTGGGAAGGACGTATAAAAGCTGCTAACAAAGCAAAAGAAGAAGCAGAGGCTAAGCTCAACGGCAACGATTCTAAAGACGGAAAGGTGGATACAGACACCCCCGGTGAAGATACAGAAGCGGATACCATATTGAGTGAGTTCATTGATGAATTTCCAAGCCTTGAACAGCCTATCAAGATCATGGTGAAGAGAGTCGCCGATAAGATGATCAAATCTCAACTCGAAGAAATTACGCCTAAAATTGAGAGTATCGAAGAGAGGACGCTAAATACAGCTTCCGAAGAACACTTCGCGACAATCAGAAAGGCACATAAGGACTACGAGAAGATTTATGACTCTGGCGCACTTAACACTTGGATCAAGAGCCAACCTAAATTCATACAAGCTGGTATGGAAGTAGTAATAGAGGAAGGTACGGCTGAGGAAATTATCGAAATGTTTGACGCTTACAAAAAGACAGTCAGGCATACTCAATCCGACAATAAGGACACATCCAAATCCAAGAAGCTTAAACAGCTTGAAGCTGTTGACTCGTCTGGTGCAGGCCCACGTAAGGAAAAGAAAAAGGCCAGCCAAGATGACTTTGACGGCGCTTGGGATGAGGCTATGTCTAACGACAAATAAGGAGAACAATAATGGGATCTGTAAGTGGAATGGTCATTTATGGGGACATTACCCCGCGTACCGCTGCCTATGTTGTGAAAGACCTTCTTAAGCGTGGGTTTCCGTACCTGTGCCTTGAGAAATTTGGGCAAGCAAAACCGATACCTAAGAATAGCACCAAGACGATTAAGTTCAGACGGTACTTTCTTAAGGACACAACACTAACTACTTTTACACCAGCCGACTACTTTGTGACTGAGAATTTCGATCCGACTACAAAGCAGCTGACAGAAGGTGTAACTCCTGACGCGACTGCTCTCGACAAGCAGGATGTCAGCGCTATCCTGGTTCAAATCGGTGATAGAACTGAGATCTCAGACATCGTCATGGACACTCATGAAGATCCAATCCTTCGGGAAGCGATTGAAATACTGGGTGAGCAAGCCGCTGTGATTATCGAGAAATCACGGTTCAACATTGTAAAAGCCGGAACCAACGTGGTTTACGCTGGCGCAGTTGCCAGTCGTTCGCTCGTTAAAACCGTCTTCACCGCAGCTGTGCAGAGGTCTGCTACAAGAACTCTGAAACGCCAGCTTGCCAAAACAATCACATCGATTGTGAAGTCTACTCCGTCATACGGTACAGAAGCGATAGCTCCATCTTTTATCGGTATCTGTCACCCCGACCTTGAGTACGACATCCGTAAAGTGGCCAGCTTTACCCCTGCTGAAAAGTACGGGACAGTCAAACCGTTCGATAATGAGATCGGGAAAATCTCCGATGTCAGGTACATCCTGACTACCATCTTCGAGCCTTGGACTGGTATTGGCCTGTGCGGAACTACAGGTGGAACTACCGTGTTAGAGAACGCTTCAAGTGAAGCACATGTTTACCCAATTCTCTTTCTCGCAAGGGACGCCTACGGGCTCGTGCCTCTTAAGGGCAAAAGCTCAATAACACCAATGGTTGTCAATCCGAAACCATCGGACTCTGATCCTATGGCTCAGAGAGGTCATGTATCGTGGAAAGCGATGCAAACTACCATAATCCTTAACGATTTCTGGATGGTGCGTGGTGAGGTAGCCTGTACTGACGACGACAATCTCAGCGACTAAGCTGAAAACTTAGGGCAACCTAAGACAATCAGGTTAAGGCTCGGGTAGGGAATCCCTCCCCCAGCCTTAGCCTTAACATAAAATTTGGAGGGAGAGTAACCATGCAGAAAAATCATTGGGTTCTTAAAGACTCAGAACTTAAACAGACTCTGGAAGAGTACAAACTCGTTGTAGACCCGTATACAAGAAAAGATGCAATCGCAGCGATCAGGCTTTTCGAAGCCGAAGAAATGATCATTGAAGAGGAAGATGGGTCTATCAAGGATATCGAGGCCCTAAGAAAGAAAGACCCGGAACTTATGGTGACAAGGGTTATCTTTCATAATACAAGTGAGCAGGACACACCATACGTTCCAGCTGGTCATAACGGCAAAGCCTTTTATATCCCACGAGAAACCGAAGTAGATGTGCCTGACTATATCTTAAACAGCTGCATTAAAGACGCAGTTGAGACCAGGCTCATACCAAAGGTAGAAATGAATGGTGACATCAACTGGATCAAACGACTGGTTCAGAGATTTCCTTACACAATCGTAGAGGCAAGTCACCCAGCCAAATCAAAGGCGAAAGGCAGTAGATAATGCTTATCAAGGCAAATGTCCTAATAAGGGAAATGTCCATTAGGTTCGGAGATGAAATCGTCTATACTGACGACACTCTGGTATCTGATGGGGTTCGTATCAGCGAGTCCGACTGGATCGACTATATAAACCAGGCTGTGCTACAGATACTACTGGTTAGACCTGATGCGAATGCCGTACTCAAATCTGTAGCTCTTATCGAAGGTACAAAACAAAAGATCCCTGACGATGGGCACTGCTTTATAGACATCACACGGAATATGGGTGAAGACGGCGAGACGCCTGGAAAAGCGATATATGGTGCCGACAGGGAAACCATGGATCAAATGAATCCTAACTGGCATACCGCTACGGTGGGCACAGTCGTAAAGAACTATATGTTCGATAAGAAATTCCCCAGGATATACTTTGTGTCTCCACCTATAGGAGAAGTAACTGATGTCTATGTAGAACTTGTGTACTCTGAAATACCTGATGCGATAGACCAATCATCTGATTACATGCCTTTGACAGATACATACTTTACACCGATAAAAGACTGGGCATTAAGCTTAGCTTTCTCAATGGACGCTGACTCCGGCGCTAACTCTACACTTGGAGATAAGCACCAGGAACTGTTTTATAGGGAG